CTAGTGCTCGTTGGCGGTCAACGAGAGCTCGTCGAAGGGACGATCCCCGGCGAGCACGGCGCGGGCCTGCTCCATGTCGATTTCCTTGGTCCACTTGCCGATCAGCAGCGTGGCCACGGCGTTGCCGGTGAAGTTGGTCAGCGCGCGGGCCTCGGACATGAACTTGTCGATGCCCACGATCACGCCCATGCCGTCGAGCAGTTCCGGGCGGTGCGACTGCAGGCCGGCGGCCAGCGTGGCCAGGCCGGCGCCGGTGACCCCGGCGGCGCCCTTGGAGGCAATGATCATGAAGACCAGCAGGGAGATCTGCTCGCCCAGGTTCATCGGCATGCCCATGGCGGTGGAGACGAACAGTGCGCTCATGGTCAGGTAGATGGCGGTGCCGTCAAGGTTGAAGGAGTAACCGGTGGGCACGGTGATGCCCACGACCGGCTTGGAGACCCCCACGTGTTCCATCTTGGCGATCAGCCGCGGCAGCGCCGACTCGGAAGACGAGGTGGAGAAGATCAGCAGGTACTCGCGGGCCAGGTACTTCAGCAGCGAGAAGATGTTCAGCCCGGTCACTGCGCGCAGCAGCGAGCCGAGGATGACCACGATGAACAGGGCGCAGGTGGCGTAGAAGGCGCCCATGAGGATCGCCATGGAGCCGATGGCGGCCCAGCCGGTGGCACCGACGACCGCGGCGATGGCACCGAAGGCGCCGATCGGGGCAATCCACATGATCATCATCATCAGGCGGAAGACCACGGCCTGGATGTGCTTGATGGCGCCAAGCACCGGCTCGCCGCTCTTGCCCATGGACTGCAGGGCGAAGCCGACGAACAGGGCCAGGACCAGGGTGGGCAGCACCGGGATGTCGCCCGGGATCATTTCGAGCAGGAAGTCCACGGTGGCGTTGCCGCCGCCGGCGCCGGCACTCTCGTACCTCTCCAGCTTCAGGCCTGCCCCGGGGTGGATCAGGTTGCCGACGAACAGGCCGATGGCCAGGGCGAAGGTGGACATGGTGATGAAGTAGAGCAGAGCCAGGCCGCCGACCTTGCCGACCGTGGCGGCCTTGGCGATCGAGCCGATGCCCAAGACGATGGTGCAGAAGATGACCGGGGTGAACGTTGCTCGTACACTATAGGGATGAAGCACGCGAAGAACGCCGTCATTTACTGCCGAATCAGTTCCGATCCCGGCGGCGAAGGCCTCGGCGTCACCCGCCAACAGGAGGACTGCGAAGCCCTCGCAACCAAGCTCGGCTGGGGCGTTGCGACCGTCATCATCGACAATGACCGCAGCGCATACTCCGGACGCAAGCGCCCCGGCTACACGCAGCTACTCCAAGGCCTCCGCGACGGAACCTTCGACGGAGTCCTCGCATGGCACTCCGACCGCCTCCATCGGCGCCCCATGGAGCTGGAAGAGTACATCCACGTGTGCCAGGCGCAAGGAGTCCGCACGCACACCGTGAAGGGTGGAGAGGTCGACCTCGCCACGCCCGAAGGGATGCTGCGCGCCGGAATGCTTGGCCAGATCGCCCGGTATGAGTCCGCGCACAAATCCGACCGACTCGTAAGGCAAGAGCAGCAGGCCGCCGAGCAAGGGAAATGGCGCGGCGGGCCCCGCCCCTTCGGGTACCAAGCCGGAGCCCAGGAGCTCGAGCCCGTCGAGGCCGATGCGGTGCGCCGCGCCTACGACATGGTCCTCGAGGGCCACACGCTGGCCAGCATCGTCCGCGACTGGGAAGCCCGCAGCCTCAAGACCACCCGCGGAAACACATTCACCACCCTGCAGTTGCGTGCCATCCTCTTGCGAGAGAAGAACTACGGGGCCAGCATCTACCGTGGCGAAGTCGTGAAAACCGATGCGTTCCCGGCCATCATCAGTGAAGATAAGTTCTCCACCGTGAAGGCGATCCTGACAGCTCCCGGCCGCCGGCTGAACTCGTCCACCAAAGGCCGGTGGCTGCTGGCCGGGCTCGCCCTGTGCGGGCGATGCAACGACGGGTCAAAGATGATCACCGCAGCAGTCGGCACCCCGGCCAAGAAAATCAACACGTACCGGTGCGCGACCGGAAAGCATATGGGCCGCCGAGTCGAATACGTGGACAAGTTCGTCACCGACCTCCTGCTGCACCGAATGTCCCTCCCGGATGCCGCCCAGGTGGTCCACAAAGGTTCGGGGAAGGATGTCGAGGCGCTTCGATCGAAAGTGGATTCTCTGCGCGCCAAGCTGGATGAGTATGCTCTCCTTCTCGCGGATGATGTCATGACGCCTCTGCAATTCCGTGAGGCGAACTCTGTCACGAAGGATCGGTTGCAGGCGGCGGAGCGGGAACTTTACCACCCGGGGGCCTCCCCCGTTCTTGAACGGCTCCTTGGTGCCCCTGACCTACGCAAAGAGTGGGACTCGCTGGAGTGGGCCCAGAAGCGCTCAATGGTGCGCCTCTATATGAGCGTCACGATCCTGCCGGTGCCGAAAGGTTTGCCACCGGCGTTCGATCCCCGGTTCGTGGATGTGCACTGGTTGACTTAGGTCGCGTGGTGGCTGGTGGCGTGCTGCAGGATTAGCAGCTCGTCATCGGTGATGCAGGAGAGCCGATCCAGCAGGACCATGTCGGTAACGTGCAGTTCGTCACGTAGGTCCGCTCTTGACTGTGCCCAGGCGGCTGCCGCTCGAAGTTGGGTGATGCTAATGAGGCGGCGGGAGGCCTCGTATCGGACCTCTTTTTCGATGGCTGGCGGCTGGTGACCGACGTGCCCGCGTTCCAGGTGGACGAGCTCGTGCGCAAGTGAGCACCGGATTTCGGTTTGGGAGAGCGCGGGGTCTACCCAGACCTTGTCGGTGCCATTGGTGGCGGCGGGTATGTCAGGGCGTGGCCGGCGCCAGATGACGCGAACTCCGGGAGGTATCTCTAGCATGGCTGCAAGCTATCGGAGGCCCCGGACGTTTACGACATCGGAGTTACTTTGTGTCTTCGGGGTCCTGGTTTTCTTCGCCGGTTGACCCGTGTTCTTTGTTGAATCGGTCACGGTCGGTTTCGAACGGCGGGTGTGCTGCGAGGTCGTAATTTGCGGCGTCGTCCGGGTCGATGGTGGCCGGGGCGTCTGCGGAGTCTTCCGGGGCGGCCTCGGCGTGCCTGCCATCCATCCACGCTTGCATTTCCCGGGACATGGCTACGAGCAGGTCTTGCGAGGCGAGTGGGAGGCGCTTGGCGCCCACCAGGATGAGGTCGCCCTGGTCGTCGTCGCCGACATCTATGCCGAGGGTTCGGGCCGCGGCGAGCACGAGGTCACGTTTCCGGACGTTGAGTGCCCGGGATAGGCCTTCGAAGGTTTCGGGGTTGGGCATCCGGGTGAAACCTTTTTGGACGATAGCTTGGAGGGCTTTCGCTTTGGGTAGGCCGCCGGCGAGTTTGGCGATTGTTTCGTAGGAGCGGTCGCCCTTGTGCTGCAGGACGAGCGTTTGGAAGTCGGGTGCTTGCTTGTTGCTGGTCATGTCTCCGAGCTTTCCGTGGGCTTCAAGGGTGGTCAATGGAGCAGGGCGTCACGTTGCCTACCGGTAGGCGGCACCCTTGATTCTATGCAGGTGCCTACCAAATAACACGCCTTCCACCGGGGACGCCTTATGCCACTTGGCAAGTTGACGTGCGACAGCAGTTGACACGCCGCCTATCAGTAGGCAATACTGAAAGGGCAGCAGACGGCGGATACCCGCCTACCACCCCGAGAGAGGAAATCACCATGGCCCCCTGGAACAAAAAGCCCCGCTGGACGAAAGGCACCTACATGCGGCTCATTTCGAAGGAAAACTTCCGAGAATTCTTGATCACCCAAGACGACATCGAAGCCCACAAAAAGGGGCAACCCATGCCGCACAAAATGACGCAGCGCGGCCTGGCCGACAGGATCGGGGTTCACCCCAGCTTCATCAACCACCTGACCAGCGGACGCCGCACCACCTGCGAACCGGCAACAGCCGAACGCATTGCGGAGGTCCTCAACGTCCCGCTCAAGCTGATCTTCCTGCCCACTGCACCGTCTAAGAAGCGGCAAATTCCCTTGTCTCAGATGGCACGCGCCGCCTAACCGAAAGGACACGCCGACATGGCAACACCAATGGCTCTTGAACTGGACACCACGTGGAAGCAGGACGCCACGGACCTCATCGAACGATGGGCCGCGGACGGGCGCAGGTTCAACGCGGACGACTTGCGGGAAGCCATGCGGCCGGCACCACGTCCCGGAATGGAAGGCGGAGTCTTCATCGGAGCGGCAAAGCGTGGCCTGATCACGAAGGTCGCCGACAACACGTCAAGGGCCAAGTCCCGCAACGGCGGCCACCAGTACACCTGGGTGGGCATCCCAGAACAGCAGCTGAGGCTAGTGGCATGACCGAGGACGAGTACTGGGCCTACGTGGACCACATTGCCCGGAAAGCTCCGCCCATGACCGCAGCCCAATGTGCAGTCAGCTCGAGGATCCTCCTGCCGAAGGGGTGGGAGTTCGTCCCGACGGAGACCACGGCACTGCCGGTTGCCGCATAAAAAATTGGGCCCGCACTCCCTTGAGAAGCGTGCAGGCCCAACCGAAATCAATTTCTGAAAGTGAGTATACCAATGAACGTTCTACAGAATCCGGTCTACATGGCGGCGGCGGTGACCTTGACCAGTGAGGTCCGCGCTTACTACGCAGAGCACGGCTTCCTCTCGGAGGGTGACTGCTGGGCGCGGCTGGTCCGTGAGCTGTCCAACGCGCTGCAGGTGGAGGCCCGCGAATCGGACCTTGAGGAACTGCTCGAGGAAATCGAGCGGAAGGCCGTTTGTGAGGATGACCGGGCGAACCTCGGCTGGCGTGTAGGCGACCCGGAGTACGCCCCGGCGAAGTCCGACTACCTGGCCGGCTGCGACGACTTGATCAGTGAGAAGTGCCGGCAGATCCTTTGGTCCCGGTTCGTGCCCGCTCCCATGCCAGCTTTGGCGGTGGCGGCATGAAGGGCCTGGTGCTTACCCAGCGTGGCCGGGACGTGTTGTTCGTCTTGCAGGTGCTCGGCGGAACCTTGGGCGTGTACCTCGGCATGGTCGGCTTCATCGTCCTAGCCGGTGCGCTGTGAGTGAGTGCCGGTGCCCGTCCGGGGACTGCCCCGGGTGGGAACGCAAAGCCCAGCTTGATCCCATCAACGACCAGTGCCCCATCCACGGAGAGGAATCGAAAGCAGCATGACCACCAAAACGAAGCCCCCAGCTCGCGGACTCAAGTTCACCCACAACGGCCACCGCTACCAGCTCGACGGGAAGCCCGTCACCGGCGTCACCACCCTGATCGGCGGCGGCATCCCAAAGCCGGCCCTGATCGCCTGGGCCCCGCGCATCGTAGCCGAGTGGGTCACCGACCCGGCGAACCGTCCAGAGCTAGACGCCCTGCTGGCCGGGAACCGAGACCACGCCATCCGGGAATTGAAGTCGATCCCCACCAAGGAACGCGACAGCGCCGGAGAACGCGGCACCGAAGTCCACCACTACGCCGAAATCGTCGCCAACCACGGCGAGGTCGACGTCCCGGAGGATCTGGCCGGATTCATCGAAGGCTACGTGGCCTTCCTCGAGGCATGGCAGATCACCGTCATCCACACCGAGATGAGCGTCGGGAACCGCACCCACTGGTACTCAGGAACGCTGGACATGATCTGCACCAGCCCGTTCCTGGCCAATGGGAAGCCGGTGATGATCGACCTCAAAACCTCGAAGTACGTCTACGGGGAAACCGCATTGCAGAACGCGGCCTACTCACGGGCCGAGTTCTACGGCCTCGAAGGCGACGAACACCCACTGCCCAAGGTCGCGGCCACCTATGTGGCGCATGTGACGCCCATGGACAGGGAAGGCGTGAACGCCCGGTACGGGGACAAGCCGCTGGGCACCAGCCTTTACCAGCTGGCCGACTCCCCCGAGCAAATCGACCAGCAGTTCCAGATGTTCCTCACCGCCGCCTACATCCACAAGACCACCAAGCAGCGCGAAGCGTTCATCACCGAGCCCCTCGTGGCGCCGGGCCAAGTGTTGGACGTGGCTGCATGAGTGTCTACAGCTACTTCGACCCGATCCGCCGCGAGTCCCTGCATCTCTTCTACGAAGACCACATGATCGCACTCGACACCGACAGAGAACGCGACGCAGGCCAATTTCTCGGCCACGAGGTGCTGCTCCCCATCGATGCAGTGGACGACCTCATCAAACACCTGACCATCATGCGCGCCGACATCATCAGCCGCTACGGCGCACCGTACAAAGCACTCACCGAAAAGGAACCCACCTCATGACTGAACTGGCCACCACCCCCGCTCCCGGAGCACTTGCTCCCATGTCGTCCTTCACCTCTACCGCTGGCACTGTGCAGCTGCAGGAATGGGCCGCCGAGCTGTCCGCCGCTCATGCACTCGGCACCGCACTGTGCGGCACCGACTTCGTACCCAAGGACTTTCGGGGCAAGCCGGACGCCGCGGCCGCCGCGATCCTCACCGGCAAGTCCCTCGGCCTCGACCCGATGAACGCACTGGCGAACATCTTCGTTGTCCAGGGCCGCCCGGCCCTGTACGCCCGGACCATGGCCGCCCTGGTCATGCGTGAAGGCCACGAAGTCATCCGCACCAATGCCGAATCCGGCAGCGTCACCGTGCAGGCCCGCCGCCGCGGCCAGGAACGCTGGCAGGAATTCACCTGGACCATCGAGCGGGCCAAGCTCGCGGGGTACACCAGCAATAAGAAGTACCAGTCGGACCCCATCGGCATGCTCACCGCCAAGGCTTTGGCCGAAGCCTGCCGCGTCATCGCCCCGGACGTACTCACCGGTGTGGCCGCGTACAGCGCCGAGGAAATCGAACTGGACGACATGGGCGAAATCAACCAGCCCACCCCGGCCGCCCCAGCGGCGAAGCCGGCCACCCGCAAGGTCACCCGGGCCCGGGCCGCCGCCCCCGCACCGACGGTCCCCAGCGTCGTCAACAGCGCCCCCGAGCCAGCGGACGAGCCCGAAGAGAACGTGGACACCGAGACCGGGGAACTCCCGGACGAGGGCACCCCGGCGGCCCTCGAGGTCAACTACTTCGACGAAATCACGCGTCTGGCCGGCGACAAGGCGGGGCTGCGCACTCTCTACGGCCAGGCAGCCGCCGCTGGCGAACCACAAGACGTGCTCGATGCCATCGCATCCGCCGGCACCGCAGCCTAACCAACCCACAATCATAGGAGTCTGACCCTCATGACGAAAACCACCGAAGCAACCTTCACCGACTTCCAGCGCCTCGAATGGGTGCAGATCGCACCTCACGGCGCACTCGTGGCCATCAGCGGCCGCAACGCCCAAGGCAAGACTTCCGTCTTGGAGGGCCTCGAAGCAACGTTCATGGGACATAGCAAACGCGACGTGCCCCGCCCGGTCCGCGACGGCCAAAAGACCGCGGAGGTCGTCAACGTCCTGGACAACGGCCTAACGTTGATCCGCAAGTACAAGGCGGACGGTTCATCCTCGCTCACGGCCAAGGCCAAGGACGGGTCCAAGGTTTCCCAGGCCACCCTGTCCGGGATGCTGGGCGCGTTCGGGATGAGCACCGGCGTCTTCGACCTCATGGACGACAAGAAGCAGCTGGCCGCGGTCCTCGACATCGTGAAGCTGGACTTCAACCCGTCCGAACTGTCCGCGGAACGTGCCGGGATTTTTGAGAAGCGGACGTTCATAAACCACAAGGTGAAGGAACTCACCGCACAGATCAGCCGGTTCTTGGAGCTCCCCGAGGATCTGCCGGCGGAGGAAACCTCTGTGGCCGCGCTGGCCGAGGAAATCCGGGCCGCCGAAGCCCTGGAACGCGCACAGCAGGCGGACATCCAGGGACTCGAGCAGCACGGGCGACGACTGGACGAACTTGATCGGCAGATCGCAGAACTGCAACGCCAGCGTCAGACCGTCTTGGAGGACGCCACGAGTCTCCGCGCCGTCATCGACTCACACCAACCGTTGCTCGATGTGGACGACCTGCGATTGCGCATGGCCAACGCGGAGGACACCAACGCCATGGTGCGGGTCGCCAAGGAAAAGGCGCAGCTGCAGTTCCAGTTGGACGTCACCCAGGACCAGGCCCTGCAGATGACCGCGCAGATCGAAGGCCTGGACAAGCGGAAGGCCGACGGGCTCGCTGCCGCCGACTTCCCGGTGGAGGGCATGACATTCGACGAGGAAGGCGTCCTGCTGAACGGTCGCCCATTCCGCAAGGGCTCCACCCGTGAACGAACCCTGGCCGCGGCCCGCCTCATCATCGCATCCGACCCGGAACTGCGCGTCATGACCGTCCCGAACGGCAATGACTTGGACAGCGAAGGGCTCGCCGAACTCGAAGCGTTGGGCGACGAGCACAACTGGCAGATCTGGGCAGAATTCGTCGACGAGTCCGGCGAATTTGGTTGGACCATCGAAGACGGAAAGGTGGCCTAATCATGGCGGGTATCGATGCTCCGCGGCGCCGGAAAGTCACGGCCGACCCGCACCCGGAGCTGGAAGAAGCCGTAGCGGTATCCCGGTTCTGGGCGAATGTGAAGCGCTCCGATGAAGGTTGCTGGATCTGGGCCGGAAGCCTGGACGGAAACGGCTACGGGGAGTTCTTCTACCGAGGCCGAAACCGCCGGGCGCACGAGCTGGCCCTATCCTTCACCACCGGGGAGAAGCGCCACGAATCTCTCGAGACCTGCCACTCATGCGATAACCCGCCCTGCGTAAACCCGGGACACCTCCGGTTCGACACGCGAAAGTCCAACGTCGACGACATGGTCCAACGGGGCCGGGCGGCACGGAGCGGGAAGCTGTCCGACGCGGAAGTCGTCCTCATTCGAGAGCGCCGGGCCCGCGGCGCTCGACAGATCGACCTCGCCGAGCAGTTCGGCGTCTCCGATGGGCAGATCAGCATGATCGTCCGCGGACTCAGGTGGCCAGAAGTTGGCGGCCCCATTGAAGCAAAACGAAACCAGTACAGGAAGGCCGCATAACCATGGCAAACGAACAGATGATGACGATCCGTGGGCGAATGGTCGGTGACCCCGAGTTGAGATTTACCCCGTCCGGCTCCGCCGTCGTCAACTTCACCATCGCCGCAAACGCCAGGACGTTCGACAAGAACACGAACGAATGGAAGGACAAGGACGCCATCTTCTGGCGGTGCTCGGCATGGCGCGAGCTGGCCGAAAATATCGCGGAGACGCTGACCAAGGGCATGGCCGTGCTCGCATTCGTGGAACTCGAATCCAGGTCCTACGACAAGGACGGGGAGAAGCGGACGGTCACGGAGGCGAAGGTCGAAGCAATCGGACCGGATCTCCGCTGGGCATCGGCCAAGGTCACGCGCACGGCCCGTGGCAATGGCGAAGGCGCAGCGAACCGCGGCGGCGGGAACGGTGGTGGGTTCGGCGGCACGGCAACCAATGGGTCATGGACACCTGACGGCGGATCCAGCGCAGGGGCATGGAACGCTCCCGCGACCAGCACCGCGGGCGGCTGGGGAACCGGAGCACCCGCCGGCGGCCAGGAACCACCCTTCTAAGCTCCACCGCATCACCCAGTAATCGGGGGCCCGTCAACGGGCGGGCCCCATTTTCATACCCAAAAACAGGAGAACATCATGGCAACAACGACCCTTTACACGAAGCCCGAATGCCGCCAGTGCGACATGACGAAGAAGTTCCTAGACCGCGCTGGCACACCCTACACGGCAATCGATATCAGCCTCCCGGAGAACGGAGGCGACCTGGCCGCGGTCAAGGCTCTCGGCTACATGGGGGCGCCGGTGGTCGTCGTGAATGTTGACGGGGACACGTCCAACGAAATGCATTGGTACGGATTCCGGCCTGATCTTCTCGAAGAGTTCTGCGCACCGGAAGCCGCCGCGGCATGAGCGCGTGCAAGCGGTCTTGTTGCTGGACGCCGTACAGCTGCGCGAAGAAGCAGAATTGCGCGTGCCATGTCGAGGTTATCCGCGACCGAGGGCAGCGCGGCTGGAAACCAACCATGGAAACCCTGCTGGCCGTCGAGCTGCAGAACGCGAGGGCCGAGTCATGAAGCCCTACGTGCACGGGCAAACACCAACAGCGAAACTGATCCACGCCAATGCTCGCGTCAACTTCCTCGAGTACGAGCTCGCCCGCCTCGAAAGGTTCCGCCGGATGCTGCCGAAGAACACCGACCAGTGGCCAGCGTTCAACACCGCGGCGTTCCGGGAAGAGTACGAGCGGGAGCGGGCTTGGGCGGCCCGCCGCTGGCCGGAAGCCGCGGCCGTGAAAGAAGCCCGCCTGGCACTGCTGGTCGCTGAAACCTACCGACCCGCCGAACGCCTCGCAGCATAGCAAAGGACCACTCATGAAACTTCACCATGACAACTTCCAAAACCATAAGCGGTACAACTTGCCACCCGCGCAACTCATAATCGCTGACATTCCCTACAACATCGGCACTGACGCCTACGGGTCAAACCCGCAATGGTATGAAGGCGGCGACAACTCAAACGGCGAATCGAAGCTTGCCGGCAAGAGATTCTTCGACACAGACGAAAACTTCAACATCCCGGAATTCATGCACTTCACCAGCCGCATGCTCAAGAAAGAGCCCAAGGAAAAGAACGACGCTGGATGCATGATCGTATTCTGCGCCTTCGAACAGCAGATGCAGGTCATCGATGAAGGCAAGAAATACGGATACAAGAACTACATCAACCTCGTGTTCCGCAAGAACTTCTCACCCCAGGTGATGAAAGCGAATATGCGCGTAGTGGGAAACACCGAGTACGCGATCATCCTCTACCGGGACAAATTGCCGAAGTTCCGTAACAAGGGCCGCATGGTCATGAACTGCATGGACTGGCAGCGCGACAGCATCACGCCGAAAGTACACCCCACCCAGAAGCCGATAGGCGTCATCGGTCGGCTGATCGAAACGTTCACCGATCCTGGCGACGTGGTTATTGACCCTTGTGCCGGGTCGGGCGTAACGCTACTCGCTGCGGAGAATTTGGGCCGGAAGTCTTTCGGGTTCGAAATCAACAAAACGTTCGTGACCGCGTTCGAAACACAGATCAGGCCACAAGTCCGAGAGTTACTTTTCTAACAGGGGCACCAACATGACGTACATGTACAAGGGCACGAAGCGGGAAGAGCCGACGACCATCACCCGGCAACCACGCAACGGCCGGAAGGTCGCCTTATGCGGCTCCCCTGGCGGGTACGACAGGCACCGCAACGCAGGCGAGGAAGCCTGCGCCAAATGCAAGGCACGCCGCGCCGCAGACGCCAAAGCGTACCGAGACCGGAAGCGTGGCGGCCCACCCCGGGAACTGCACCCATGCGGGACCATCGGCGCTTATGACCGGCACCTACGCGCCGGAGAGTACGCCTGCGACCCCTGCCTGGATGCAGTGGCCAAGTACGAAGCCGACCGCAACGGGCACCAGTTCACCGGCCGCCGGCGCCGGGCCATCGCGGAATGTGGCACCAAGCCCGGAGCAATGCGGCACCGCAACCGCGGCGAAACTCTCTGCTACCCCTGCAAACTCGCAGAAGCCAAAGAAGCAAGCAACCGATACGTACCCATGAGCGAAAGGATTGCAGCATGAGCGCACAACCAGCCCGCCGTGCTCCGCACCGCTCCCCCAGGCCCGTGTGCCCTGACAAGTATTGCGCCAAGGTGTGGAGCCCGACCCGGGAAGACGCCAAACGCATCCACTGAGAAGTCATGCAAGAGAACGGCGACCGTTCCAGGGTGCGCTACTACGAGCACGCCGGCGGAGTTCACTGGACCCGTGACGTCGAAGGCAAAACGAAACCGACAGGGCTGTGAACTGGTGGGCGCGGCTACAAGGCTGCGCCCACTTTACCTAGCAACACACGGCGTTTTGCCGTTTATCAATGGTATTATTGAGACATACGTTCAAAGAAGGGACATCGTTGTGAATACACAGCCATTCCAGTACCGCCCCGGGCCGACCGTCAACCGCGACCGTCGCTCCTACCTCGAGGTAGCCAAGCACCTCAAAGAAAACCCGGGCGTGTGGGCAGTCGTCCGCAGCGCCCCAAACACCACCGCCGCAGCATCCGCGGCCTACCAGATCCGCCAAGGCGTCAGGGCAGCATTCCGGCCCGCCGGCGAATACGACGCATACTCCAACGGCCTCGAAGTCGTCGCCCGCTACACAGGAGGCAACTAGCCATGGACTGGAACGATGACTTCATCGCTGGATACAACTGGGCAGTCATCAACCTCGAGACTGCAGGCGAACACACGCCAGACAACGACTACAAGATACGCCTAGCATTCAACTTGCTGATCGACTACGCCGATAACGAGCATCCCGAATCTGAGAAGATCCGCGAAATCATCACCGACGCATGGTTCCCCAAGGACGGGAACTAGTGGCCCGCAAATTCGCCCAGATTCTCGTGGCCATCTGGGACGACGACGACTTCCTCGACCTGGCCGTGAATGAGCAGTGGCTCTACCAGCACCTCATCACCCAGGCGGACCTGTCCTACGCGGGAGTCATGGACTGGCGGCCGAAAAAGATCACGCAGAAGGCAGCAGACATCACCCTCGAGGACATCGAACTGGCCGCCAACGTCCTCCAGGCCAAGCGCTACATCATCATCGACGACGGCACCGAAGAAATCCTGGTGCGCAGCTTCATGCGCAGCGACGGGCTGCTCAAGCAGAAGAACATGGGCGCCGCCGTGGCCAAGGCGTACACCTCCACCGGCTCCCGGGAACTCAAGGGAATCATCGTCCACGAGCTGCACCGGCTGCACGCGGAGAACCCATCGTGGGGGTCATGGGAATTCCTCGCCGATGTCATGCAGAAACGCGCCATTGACCCATCCGGAAAGGCATCGGCAAACCCATCGGAGAACCCATCCAACAACCCATCGACCACGCCAACCGATGACCCACCGTTCTAGCCATCAATTCGGGAGGGCAAACCCATCGGCCAAGGGATGCCGCACACCTTAACACCTCTCACCTAGACACCATTCACCATTCACCGCGGCGGTCTTCTAAGAACTTAACTCACCAGCGGCAACCGAAAAAGCGCAGCGGCGGCGACCAAAGCCCAAGACCCGAGCAACGCCCGCCGCAAACAAATTTGATTCGAGGATGATCATGAAACTCACCGACCAGCAAGGCCAACGCCTCACACAAATGATGCTGGCCATGCGCCCCGACTGGATCCCCAACAAGCCAGGCACCGTCCTGATCCGAGCCAACGAATCCGAAGGGTTCCCCGCAGCAGACTTTGGTCACTGCATCCGAGCCCTCGCCGCATACGCCACCGAAACGAATGCCGACGGCACCCCGGCGAAGCGGACCCCGAACGTTTACCCCGAGCACGGCCGCCACTGGACCACCACCGCACCCGACGGCCACGAAGCACCCAAGGCCCGACCCTGCGGAGACCACGACACCGAACCCGCCCACAACTGCCGATCCTGCCGGGCCGATGTGCTGGCCGGCGACAGAACCGAATCGATGATCGGGAAACGCACCACACCTACGGTGACCCCGGGACGTAGTCCCCGACCGAACCGTGTTCGGGCCGACCCTGCCTTGGTGAACCCACCGCACCCAGTCACAGGCGGCGATCTGCCGGACGAGAAAGACCCGGGACGAGCAATCCCCCACCCAACACCCCCGGAGGCCTCAGGATGACAGCAGCACCCCAAAGAACCGATGTTGTGGCCCGAGGCGTGCTGGCCATGCTGGAGAAACCATTTCAGACGCGGGTGATCCAGTTGGCGAAGTTCCACGGATTCGAGCTTGTCTACCACACCTGGAACAGCCAGCGCAGTGCCCCTGGCTTCCCTGATTTGGTCATGGTTTCGAGCCGAGATAAGCGGATCCTGTACCGGGAATTGAAGCGAACGGTCGGGAAGGTGACACCGGACCAGCAGGCGTGGCTGGACGCGCTGACCGCGTGTGGCCAGGATGCTGGCGTGTGGCGGCCGGCTGATCTGTTGTCCGGTCGGATTGTGGCGGAGTTGAAGTCTGCCCAGCGCGCCGCGTAACGGTGGTTGACTTGCCGCCTATCAGTAGGTAGATTTGTAGACAGCAGCAGAGGCCCGGGGACGGGCCACCAACCTAGGAGGGAACCATGAAGCGAGATACCGTGACGGCATACCGTCGCCGGACCAAAGCCACAGAGGCCAGCGTCGACCACGCTGTAGCCACCATCAAAGCCGAGCGCGACGCAGCGTATGCCGCCGCCAAGGCCACACCACAGCCGGCACCAGTAGACCCCGCAACCATTCCCGGATCCCGTGCCGTAAAGACCAACCTCGGCTGGTTCAAAGTCGTTCGAGTGAACGCGAAGACGGTCTCCGTGGAAACCGGGTACTCATGGACCGACCGGATCGCGTTCACCAAGATCATCGAGGTCGCCAAATGAGCATCACCCACACACCACCTGCCCTGGCCGCCGAGCGTGCTTACCGTGGCGTGATCGCTGCCCGTCGTGCCATCCGCTCCGCTGCCATGGAAGTTGACCGAGCAGCATTCCAGCAGGGCGCGGACGTGCAAGCCGCCATCGAGAGCATGGTTCGGGCCGGCACGTTGCTCGAGCAAGCCGAAGCAGCGCACGCCGCAGCGGTGGCAGCGTGACCGCGCTCGTTTGGGTCCTGGTCATCTGGCCTGTCGCATCCGTCCTCGCCGGACTACTCTTCGCCCGCTTCATCCATACCTGCGAAACCCACGAACGGAGAATCCCATGAGCAACCTTCCCGGCAACCCGCACGTGCATGAGGGGCCGCAGGTCGCGACTTCGGAAACCATCAACGATCACTTCATCGCGGAGGAAGGTGTCACCGCCGAAACCGTGATCCTTTCCGAGCTGACCCGCAACACCGAAGCTACCTACGCCCTTGCTCACGAGCAGCGGACCATCGCCTTGCAAGCCGAACGCACCTACGCACTCAATCAGGGCGACACTGACCGCCTGTACGAACTCACCGAACAGATCAGCACCCGCCTCGGAGGCACCAAATGAACCTCAACGAACAAGCAATCGAAGCGGCTGCGTGCGCTAACTACATAGCAACGTACCCAGCGGACCGCACACCTGAGACTTGGGCGTTACTCAAGGGTCCGTGGCGGAAGAGCTACATCGACAACGCCCGTGCCGCTGTGACCGCGTACCTATCCGCGCTGACCGTGAGCACCACTAAGGGTCTGCGCAATCTGCCCGTCGGTAGCGTCACGGTGGACGATGTGGGAATCGTCCGGAAGCTCGACGGCAAGGACCATAACGATAACGGAACGTGGATTCAGTTCGCCCACGAGAATCCCGAGCGCGACCAAGACCTCGCCCTTCCCGCCCGCGTCCTGCACCTTGGCGGCACGGCATGAGCGGGCTGAACTTGCCGACTCCACCGGAAAACCACTTTTGGCGGATTGGCTCGGTGCTTGGACTGCCGGTCGTGAAGCTACGAAAGCGCGTGTGGTTCTTCTCAGTTCTGGTCAACGAGATTATCCCAATCGGCGATGCGACCGACAAGGAGAACGTCGAGTGGGCAGCGCAAGAAATCCTCGACAGGATCACCGCCCACGAAGAGCGCAGACAATTCATCAGCAAGTACCAAGGCGACCACGCCAATCGACTCACGGAGGATTCATGACCACCCCCACCCCCGACCTGACCGCGCTACGCAAGACCGCCGAAGCCGCGACCCCCGGACCATGGGAGATGTGGAATCCAGCAGTTGGCGGATCGCACATCTCCATAGCGGGCAAACTGGCGTGGCGTTCCATTGAGTCAGCGTCATCGTTCGCTGATGACGAGAAAATCCCGCACTGGGCCGACGCCCGCCACATCGCCGCGTTCGACCCGCCAACCGTACTAGCCCTACTCGACCGCGTGGAAGCCGCCGAGAAGGCTGTGGCAGCGGTGCGGGAGCTGCACGCGCACGAGCATTACGACAAGTACGGTCGCTCGCAAGAGTCTCCCCAGGGGCACGGCGCGTGGTGCACGTTCTGCGGCAACGCCCCGGATGACTACTGCGCCACAGTTCGCGCATTAAGCGGCACCCCATAACCACCCCATACCAAAGGCTATCCACCGAGCCTTTGGTAAGCGACCCCCACACCCCCGAAACGGAGACACCATCATGAGTACCGAGAGCATCAAGGTTGAGAGCGTTGGAGAAGACGGCGGCCTTTGGATCGTGACCGGCACGTCTGACGCGCACAGTGCCGACGAAGCCGTACGTGAGCACGAAGCCAGCCTGACCGGCGAGAACCTAGAAGGGTCTCTGGGCTTCGAGTACCGCACCGACTGGGGGTGGCGTCCCGGATGGAACACCGACGACCCAATGGACGAAGCACTGCTGACACACGGGTTCAGCGAGTTCTACATGCCCCGCTTCGACGGATTCCTGGTGACGGCATGACCACCCCTGACCTGACGACCCGCCTAGCCGAAGTGGTACGCATGCACCGGATCGACGGGATGCACGGCCCCTCTAAGGCAGTGCGCTGCATCTGCGATTGGCGGTCAACATACCTTCCCGCGTTCGGCGGAAACGCTGATCACCACCAGCATCTTGCCGAGCAACTGGCCGTGGTGGTCCGGGACGCGCAACGAGAAGCGTGGAATGAAGGCTACCGACTCTTACTTGACGGTGAGACTAACCCCTACGGGAGGCAACGATGAGTGACCAGACGCCGAGCCTTGACCGTATCCGTGGCCGCTACTGCGACGGCACATACTTGCAGACCGGGCACGTGACAGACGGCAACGAGTTCGACCGGGCTATTGCCGAGGTGCGTGCCACTGCGCGCCGGGACGCACTCAACGAAGCCGCGGACGCGTGGGCTGAGCATGACGCGCTGGAAGAGTTCATCGCCCAAGACGTCCAATGCGACGTGACGGCTGCCCAAGCCATGAGCAACTGGCTCCAAACCCGGGCGGCCACCCAGTGACCGCCCCGCATCCGTCCTACACCGCCATGGTCGAACGCTGGGACCCCGAGCGCCGGGAACAAGCACGCCAGGAGAAGGAATCACGCCCATGATCGATAATCGCCCCATCCCACGCCTAGGAGAAACCATGCCAGTAACCCGTGAAGCCAGGTACCTTTCCGGCGTAGACCTCGGAAAGCAAGTGCACATCGCCGACCAGAACACCGGAGGCACATGGCATGAGGGAATCCTGGTGTCAGTCAAGCACTACGACGAATCCGTCGATCTACTGATTCGCGAGAGCGAGACAGGGCCGTTGGATGCCGTACTGCTATCGCCCACCGACGCCGTCACCATCACCGGGAAGGCATCATGAGCACGCTCGCCGCACTTGTCGCCGGGGCACTCATCGGTGCCGTCATCGTCATCCTGCTCGTCGTCGGCGCAGCACACCGGAAGAGCGAACAGCAGCTCATGGATCACTACATCGAGATTGAAGAGAAGAAAGCCCAGTCCAGAGCCTTCGAGAAGCGCATCAAGGCGATGCCATGGCATGGAACCGACCTCAACTCCGGCGTAGACATCAGCTGCACCGTCACCGCTGAAGATGTGCCCAGGTGGCAGGTCGGAGACGAGTTCGTAGCAATCCCCGCGCCGGGCGGATATCTGTACGTCAGCAAGGCCTATGCAGACCGCATGGGCATCCAAGGCCAGTCCGGGAAGGTAGTGGACGGATGAAGCCAGCACGCATAACTGACGACGGCACCGTGGCCGCGGCTGTCGCACGCTGGAAGGGTGACCCCAAGTACGCGCCCGGCCAAGCCATCAACGGGAAGATCCGCTGCGGGGCCAAGAAGAAAGACTTGAACCCCTGCCACGCTCCGCCCATCGAAGGCGGCACCCGGTGTGGCAACCACGGCGGAGCAGCCAAACACGTGAAGGCGAAGGCCCAAGAGCGCGTCATCGAAGCCAATGCCCGCGGCATCCTCGGGAGGATATCGCCGGATGCTCCAAGGGAGAACCCAGTAGAGACCCTACTGAACCTCATCCGGTCCAAGAACGCCGAGGTGCAATGGCTGCGCGGGAAGGTCCAGGCCCTGCAAGACGACGATCTGGTGTGGGGCAAGACCGAGCACCGCGAAGGAATGGCGCAGGAGGGACCCGTGGACGTGACGGTCTACAAAGCAGAGGTAAGCGTCTGGTACCGCCTGTTGCGCGAGGCTGAGAATCAGCTCGCAAGCTGGATCACGTCCGCGTTGCGTAGTGGTGTGGAGGAACGCAAGGTTCGCATTGCCGAGTCGCAAGGTAGCGCGGTGGCCGGCGTGATCCGCAAGGTATTGGACGGGCTGAATCTGACACCCGATCAGGTGTCCCTCATTCCCGTCCTGGTACCCAACGCATTGCGCGAACTGACCGGCGAAATGGCATGAAAAACCCCGGAATGACAAGGAACTTTGGTAGAATTGAGACAGCCCCGAAGAGTGCTTGCAACACTCGCCGGGGCCTGACCCACTCACTTGTTCTAGCAAGGAAGGGGCTACCGACAATGGTACCCAAAACCTGTTCAGTCGATGAATGCCACGGCCAGCACCTCGCAAAAGGCCTATGCGGAAAGCACTACCAGCGCATGAAGGCCAAAGGGACAGTGCACCTCAAGACCTGGCAGCAGCGATTCTGGGAAATGGTAGACGTCCGCGGCCCAGCGGACTGCTGGAACTGGAAATCTCCCTCCCGCAACGGCAACTACGGCACTTTCGGGCACTACCGCAACGGCAAGAGGGCAATGATCGGCGTGCATCGCGTCTCATGGGAAATCCACAATGCGCCCATCCCCGTCGGCATGGAGATTGACCACCGATGCCACAACACGCTTTGCGTGAATCCCTCCCACCTGCGCATGGCGACCGGCAAGCAGAACTCCGAGAATCAGCGGGGGCTGAGGGGAAACAATACATCGGGAGTCCGAGGCGTGAGATGGGAAGCGCGCCGAAATAGTTGGCGCGCTCAGATAACGCACAACAGGCGGGTTGTCTATGTCGGGAACTACGCCGATATTCGCGAAGCCGAGAAGGCCGTCATCGCTAAGCGCAACGAACTCTTCACCCACAACGACATCGACAGGATGGCAGCATGAGCCGTGTTGAAATGAAGACCGTGACCACCGTCCGCCACGAGTACCGGATAGAAATGCCCGCATACCGCAAGGACATTTACGAAGCTCTGCAATGGGCGGACCGCGACATGAAGGAAGTGGGAGTGGATAACACTTTTGACGACGCGTCAATCGTCACCGCGAACGACGACCACATCATCGTCTACTGGGAGGAAAAGAAGTGACCCCCTGTTCTCACTGTGAGGCCGAGCTGCCGGAGGGTCTCACGCTATGCAATCAGGGGGCCGATGACTTACGCCGGATCCTGTCCCGGGTCCGCGACACCCTGAACACAGCAGGGGGCACCCTCACGAACACTGCTGTAGCCCCGGCGCCCATCGGTGGCGGTGGAGGCGGCCAAGAGGCCCCTGGCTTGCCGTACTCGGTGGACATGAGCGGGCACGTGCGGGAATACCAAGAGACCATCCGGTACTGGGCGAAGATGATCGGCGAAGCGCAGGGCAAGCCGGCCCCGGTGGACACGATCACCGCGGCCATGTTCCTCCGCGCTCACCTCGGCCTCATCCGTGGGAACGAGCACGCCAACACCATCTTGCAGGAACTCCGAGCCGCGGAACGCAGTGTCATCAACGCTGCCGACCGCCAAGCGCCCAAACTGCTGCTGGGAGAGTGCGGCACCCTCCAATGGGTAGACGACCGGATCGAACCATGTGCCGGCCAGATCATCGGCCGCGAAGGCGACGACCACGCTCGATGCGACACCTGCCGCACACCCCACAGTGCCCGCGACCGCATCGAGCAGAAGATCAGCCGCGCCTGGAACATCATCGCCCCACTCCCCCAAGTCATCCGAGCACTCAAAGCCTACGGAATCCACATCCGATACGACACCGCCAAATCATGGGTACGCCGCGGCAAACTAGCCCCAGTCTGCGACCTCCACACCCGAACCGAGGGAGTATCCCCCGCCGCCGTACTCGAAGCCATGCCCAAAACACCTGCCCTCACGCGGTAACATACCTATTGTCAGTTGCCAAAACTACGTAAGTGCACCTAAGATGAAATCAAGGTCGAACTCCTATAACTAAGAGTTCACCCAAGAGGCCGCCAGCCACCCCCAAGTACTGGCGACCTTCCCCACGTGGGGGTTGGTGTCTGCTGCACAGACTCCGGCCGGAGAGCGAACCCCGCCCATCCAAGCGAGGCAAGACGCCATGACCCGGTAAAGGGCCAACCCCCACCCACGGAATTCCTCGGATCGAACAACCATTCGCGAACACCCGAGGGAAACGCACTGCCCGGATCTTCTGATGCACCGCCAGGCAGCGCACCGCAGTAAAAACTGAATAGCCCCGCGCAGGAACATGAGCCGGCACGGGGCATCAACGGCTGATAGTTCAATCTGGTGAGCCCCACATATTCGCAAGCGCTGCTGCAGCGGGACAGCTTGGAAATTACTGGACGGGTTCAGAACACCACCCACCGGGGTGGAGATACGGGTTCAAATCCCGCAAGCCGACAAAGCCCACGCATCAAGTTGACCGGTACATGACTCCTACATAAACCCAATGCGTGGGCTCAAACTTGGCGCAGTGCCTTCCACCTGCGCCGAACCCTTTGCGGCAAGATCCTGCCGATCCCTCCGGTTGCGAGCCCCCAGGGCGTTCGATCCGGACGAATCGGCAAAAACCTGCCGTTCAAGAATTGACGGCGGCGACAAGCCGACACAACACAAAGCGCCGGGCTATGCCACGCGCACACCGCGGACCCCGCCGCCGTCAAAATCAATCAGCGTGGAACCGGCATGTCCGCACGAGAGAAATAGGCCGTCCCGTCGACAACAGTCCGCCATTCGACATGAATCACAGGAGGGTCCTGTGCCACTCCCATCGCTCTGACAAGCTTGAATTGCAACCTGTCGCCGGGATTCATTTCCGAAAGCGAGTGGGACCAGTCCCTCCTGCCGTTGATCACCGCATGGCCGCTCAATGTCACATCGATGTCGTGGGCCGCACTGCCCCCGTCGTGCTGCAGAGCGTATAAATCTCTGCTGACGTGGACAACGCTCCAAAATCTCGTGTTTGCATCCATGGGCACACCCTAGCCTGAGGGGGCACGACTTGGTAGTGGACTGGGCGGAATACGCAGCCCGCATGTTTGAGGTCGCCGAGCACGACTGGGAAACCCCTGGCCAGCTCGCCAAGGCTATCGAGCCGACGACCCTGCAGACCCCGGCCCTTGACCTCATAGACGAGTACCTGGTCAAGGTAGAGGCCGGTGAGATTGACCGGCTGATCATCAACCTGCCCCCGCAGGAAGGAAAGAGCACCCGGGTAACGACCATCGGCCCGCTCTGGTTCCTCACCCGAAACCCTGACCGCCGCATCGCCATCGTCTCCTACGCCCAAGACCTCGCCGACGAATTCGGCCGGAACATCCGCAACCACATCGCCAACAATGACGGCGACGACGGCAGCCTGGATCTTGGCCTGCAGGTGGCACGCGACAACGGTGCCGCCCGACGGTGGAAGCTCGAAGGCAACAAGGGCGGTGTCCGCTCTGTCGGCATCCGCGGTGGCCTCACCGGCCGTGCCGTAGACGCCCTCTTCATCGATGACCCCATCAGCAACCTTGAGCAAGCGAACTCCAAAACCTACCGCGAACAAGCCTGGGGGTTCTGGCAGTCCGTCGGTATCACCCGTCTTGCTCCCGGCGCTCCCGTCATCCTCGTACTCACCCGCTGGCACGCCGACGACCTGGCCGGCCGCCTGCTGGCCGGGGAAGACGCGCACCGGTGGACGGTCCTGAACATCCCTGCCGAAGCCGTCGAAGACGACCCGCTCAACCGGCAGCCCGGGGAATGGCTCGAATCAGCCCGGCAACGCACACCCGCACAGTGGGAGCAGATCAAAGTCTCCGTCGGCCCGAAGGTCTGGCAGTCCCTCTACCAAGGGAATCCGACCCTCGACGAAGGCGGCGTCCTCCCCACCGAATGGACCCACTACGACCAACCCCTCTGGCTCGTCGACCATTCTGGCGTCCACACGGTACCTGGCATTGGCCGCGATGACCACGAGCTCGTGCAGTCGTGGGACTTCGCATTCAAGGGCGAGAACACGAGCGACTACGTCGTCGGGCAAGTGTGGCTGCGCGTGGGGAACACAGCCTACCTTTTGGATCAGGTGCGGCGCCGGATGAACTTCAACGAATCATGCGAAGCGTTGATCGCCATGTCCGCGAAGTGGCCGCAAGCGATCGCGAAATTCTGCGAGGACAAGGCCAATGGTCCTGCAATCATGAATGCCCTGCAAGGCAAGGTTGTCGGGCTCGTGCCCATTGAGCCCGAAGGCAGCAAGTACGCCCGCATCAGCGCGGTGTCCCCCTTGGCATGGGCTGGCAACGTGCAGCTACCCTCCACCCGCCTGTGTCCGTGGGTGGAAACGTTCCTGCAAGAAGCGTTGTCCTTCCCATCCGGCGCGAACGACGACCAGCTCGACGCATTCAGCCAGGCGATCAACCGGCTGTTGCTCATGCCGCTGCTCGCCGCCGGGGACACGATCGTGCAGCCGACGGAGTACGACCTGATCGACGAACAAGGGTGGAGCCTTTCCCCCTACTAACGCTTTGGAGGCCCTTGTGGGATTACTTGAACGCATGGGCCTCCGCGAGGCCGCGGTGCCGGAAGGCAAGGAACTGGTCGTTGCGGGCACGGTGGAGACGCTGGGGCATCGCCTCGAGGAACTGACGGAATCGTATTCCGCGCTGATCATGGCGCGGGAAGACGTCGGGTGGCAGAAAATCACCCAGGACGCGGCCCAGGAGTTCTCCCGCCAAGGCTTGAAGACGTCCGCGGAACTCTCCCGGGTGTTTGTTATCGCGAACCCTTTGCTCAAGCGCGGCAACGCCCTGCGCGTCGCCTACGTGCACGGGCAGGGTGTCGGGACGACAGCGACCGGAGACGGCGCCGAAGGATCTCAGGACGTCAACGGGCTGATCCAAGAGTGGCTGGACGATCCCGAGGTCCGCGAGGTTTTCGCCGGCGCTCAAGCGCAGGAACGGAACGAAACGTCACTGACCACCGACGGCAACGTATTCTTCTCCCTCTTCACCAATCCGCTCACGGGCCGTGTGAATCCTCGCCTGATCGACTTTGACGAGGTAGAGGACAAGGTCACGAAGCCGGGCGACAAGACCACCACCTGGTACTACCTGCGGGCGTGGGTGGAAGTTGACGGCAGCGGCCGCGAAGTGCAGCGGAAGGCGTACTACCCGGACATCACGTACCGGCCTTTGGCGCGCCCCAAGTTCATCCAGCACGCTGGATCAACGGAACGCATCGAGGTCATGTGGGATGCCCCGATCTTCCACGTCAAGGTGAACGCCTTGAACGGGTGGAAGTTCGGCATCGGTGACGCTTACGCCGCCCTGCCGTGGGCGAGGGGTTTCAAGGAATTCCTTGAGGACTGGGCCCTGCACATGAAGTCCGTATCGCGGATCGCATGGCAGAGTGTGAGCGGCAAGAAGTCCGACGCCCAGGCGAAGCGGCAGCAGCTCGCCGCTCTGGGCAACATGCCTGCCGGGTCCATCGTGAACAGCACCGCGGACAGCAAACTTGAAGCCATGCCGAAGTCCGGTGTGACGATCAATTCGGAATCCGCGAAGCCGCTGGCCGCGATGGTCGCCTCCGCGCTGGGCTTGCCGGTGACGATGCTGCTGTCCGACCCAGGATCTACTGGGGCGCGGGCGGTTGCTGAGACCCTGGACCGGCCTACACGGCTCGAAATGCAGTCCCGGCAGGAAGTGTGGCGGGAAGCGCGCCGGCAGATCCTCGGCTACGTCATCGACCAAGCCGTCCTCGCGCCCCGTGGCCCGCTCAAGGGCAGCTTGGAGCGCGACGGGGACCGGATCCGCGTCAAGCTTCCACGGCCGCAGGACCGCACACTGACGATCACGTACCCGGACCTTGAAGAGATCCCGCTCGACGTCATCATGGACGCCCTCACCGCGGCTAACGGGCATGTCCCGCCGCTGCTCATCGCCGAACTGATAATGCGGGCCCTCAAGGTCCGCGACGTCGACGAATGGCTCGAGGAAATGAAGGACGACGACGGCAACTTCATCGACCCGACCGTGACCGCGGGCCAAGCTGCCGCGGACGCATTCCGGCGCGGCGAAGACCCGGCAAGCGTGCTGCAGTAGGAAAAGAGGTGCTTGGTGGCGATCACGGATGAAACCCTGCTGATCGCCGCCGACACCAAACGCCGCCTGCGCGCCATGTCCGACGAACAGATCGTCGTGATCACCCGCGCATGGGTAGACGCCTGGGACTCCCTCGGGCCGGAGTTCCACGAAGCCCTGCTCGAGGTCATCGGTGACGGCAAGACCCGCGTCCCCTACGCCAAGGTCGCCAAGGCGAAGCGTCTCAAGGATGCATTACGGCAGGCTCGAACCACACTGGACGAACTCGCCGCACAGACACGTGTCACCGTCACCAACGACCTGGCATCCGCTGTGCTTGATGCCGCGGACACGCACCTTGCTGTGGCCCGGTCGCAAATGCCGCCGGCCGCTGCCGGCGTGGCCGTCAACTTCGATGCGGTGTCCAAGACCGCACTGGACGGCATCGTGCTGCGCTCCACAGAGCAGATCCACGCCTCATCCCTGCCGATCCCCGCGGACGTTGAGCGAATGATGAAGCGGGAGTTGGTAAGGGCCATCGCCGTGGGCGACAACCCGCGCACCACGGCCCGCCGCATCCTCCGCGGCGCCGAGGGCGAGTTCAATGGTGGGCTCACCCGGGCGGCCACCATCGCCAGGACGGAATTGCTCGACGCGCACAGGCAAGGCGCTCTGACCGCCGCGCAGCAGAACAAGGACTTACTCACCGGATGGGTCTGGTCCGCGTCCCTGGACGCCCGCACGTGCCCATCCTGCCTATCGAACCACGGCAGCTTCCACCCCGTGGACGAGTTCGGACCCATCGACCACCACCAAGGCCGCTGCGCACGCGTGGACAAGACCTTGTCGTGGAAAGAGCTCGGCTTTGACGGCATCGAGGAACCCGAGGACGCCACGCCAGACGCTCGCGCCTGGTTCGACAACCTCACCGACGACTCCCAAGACCAGATCATGGGCAAGGCGAAAGCTCAGATGCTCCGAGACGGGGAAATTGGATGGGATGACCTCACCCGGCGGGTTGAAACCCCCGGGTGGCGGGACTCCATGACGAACGTCCCCGTGAAAGACCTACGTCCCGTCGGACAGTGACGGCTCGTACTGGATCGCCCCGCACCACTTGCATTCCACGGACATGGACGCGCCAGTACCGCGCAGGTAGATGCCGTGGACCTTCCACTCGTGCTCCGGGCACTCCCCAGGCACGCCCGCGTTGTCGTTCGCGTCATCAATAGCCATACCCCACATCATAGGAGGTCGCGATGTCGACTCTGATCAAAGAAGCAGCCACCGCGACCCGCACCGGCCCCGGCCGCATCCTGCTCACGCTCATCACCCCAGGCGAAGGGGCCAGCGGCACCTACTCCCCCGAGGTCCTCGCCGAGGCCGCAGCCGACAAGGTGTTCCCCCGCGGCACCCAGTCCCACATCAACCACGACACTCCCCTCGAACGCATGGAACGCCCCGAAGGCAACCTGCGCAACCTCGTCGGGGTCCTGCTCGAGGACGCCTACGTCGACGACGAGGGGGCACTCGTCGCCGAGGCGCTGATCAGTTCCGCCTGGCGCGACTTCATCGAAGAGTTCAAGGAATTCATTGGGTCGTCCATTGTGGCCAGCGCCGAAATCACTGAGTCCAAATCGGGCCGCATCGTCGAGAAGCTTCATCCCTCGCCGTTCAACCGTGTTGACCTGGTGACGGTTGCCGGGCGGGGCGGGAAGATCAGCGAAGTGCTCGAGGCTGCCCGGGTCGTGGCGGCGCGGTCCATCGTGTCCGAGGCGACCTCCAACGACACCCGCGAATGGCTGCAGGCCGCCGTGCGAGCAGACAAAGACCGGTGGGCCTGGGTCCGCGACTTCGACGACACCAACGTCTGGTTCGAGGCCGACGGCGACGATGACACCATGCGCACCTACGAGCAGGGCTACACGCTCTCCGGTAACACCGCTGCGCTGACCGGTGAGCCCATCGAGGTCCGCATCGAAACCAAGTACGTCCCCATCACCGCCGCACCCGCGGCGGAATCCAAGACCACCCCGCCGGTCCCGGCTGGGGAAACCAAAAATCAGGAGGAAGCCACCATGGCAACCATTGATGACAAGGAACTCGCGGACCTCCGCGAGGCCGCCAGCCGGGCCACCACGGCCGAAGCTGAACTGGCCACCGAACGCGCAGCCCGCGCCGAGGAAGCCAAGACCGCCCGCAAGACCAACGCCGAAAGCATCGTCAAGGAAGCATTCGGTGCTGACGCCCCGGCATTCTTCCTCACGTCCGCGGCCCTGCTCGCTGAGTCGGCTGAGTTTGACCCGGAGAAGCTGCGCACCGACGCGACCGAAGCCGCGGCCAAGATCGCAGTCGACCAGGGCGCCGGCACCCCCCGCGGCCTCGGCGAAACCGCGAAGGTCACCGAATCCGGTAAGACCATCACCAGCGAGAGCATCGTCTCCGCACTTCACGGGAAGGCTGCCTAACCATGGCCACGAACCAGCGCTACACCAACGCCCTGCACATCAGCGTCACCGCACCCTACGACGTGGCATCCGGTGCCCCGGTCCGCGTCGGCAGCATCTGCGGCGTCGCACAGATCGCCGCCAAATCCGGTGAGAAGGTCACCATCTGGCTCGACGCATCGTGGGACCTCACCGTCACCGGTGCCCTGGCCACCGAAGGCCTGCCCGTGTACATCACCGACGCAGGGGTGCTGAACACCACCGCCGCCGGCAACTACCTGTTCGGCATCGCGCTGGGCACCAAGACCGCCGCTGCGGGCCCCGTAGAAGTAGCCCCCATCGGCTACACCACTCAGACCGCCGTCGGCGCGTAAGGAGACCACCACCATGGCAACAACTCTCGCAACTGAAGGTTTCCGCGCTGCACCCACCCTGGACGAGCGCGTCTACGAAGCCGCACTACTGTTCGGCGAAGGTCGCAACCCGGCCAACTTCGCCCGCCAGACCGTCCTCATGGAAGCGCTCACCACCAGCGACTTCCCGAAGCTGCTCGGCGCCGCTTTCGAGAAGGAGGCCATGACTGCCCAGAAGGACGCAGTCAAGGAATACGAGCTCTTCGCCCTCCCGAAGAACCTCTCCGACTTCCGCCCCAAGAAGCTCGTCGACCTGTTCGGCAACGAGTACTTCGAGGACGTGAAGGAAGGCGAAGAGTACAAGGGCGGCAAGCTGGCCGAAACCGATGTTGAGATCAAGACCGGCAAGACCGGCAAGTTCTTCAACCTCACCTGGGAGCTGCAGCTGTCCCGCGACTTCTCCGACCTTGCCGACTTCCCGAAGGTCCTCGGCAACGCCGCGGTCAACACGGAGAACAAGAAGGTCTACGAGGTGCTCGTCGGCAAGTCCGGCCTGAACACCAGCTTCTTCGGCTCGGTCGACACCAAGCCGCTGACCTCCGAAAACCTGATCGCAGCCATCGAAGGCCTGTCGGTCAAGGAGAACCACCGCAAGGAACTGGTGGACATCAGCACCATCGTTCTGGTCGTGGGTCCCGGCCTGGCCATCCGCGCTCGTCAGATCCTGAACGCGGAGAAGATCGTGCGCAAGGTCGACGACGGCGCCGGCAACATCACGGAGACCGAAGAGTCGAATCCGTTCCGCGGCCAGATCGAGCTGCAGGTGTCCCGCGAGTTCGTGAATCAGAACGGTGCCGCGACGAAGAACACCAGCTGGGCCCTGCTCCCGGGTAAGAGCACGTCGAACCCGGCCGTCGTGAAGACCGGCCTGATCGGCCACGAGAACGTGGACATCCGCGTGAAGCGTGACCAGGGCGAACGCGTCGGCGGAGGCGCTGTCGCTGTCACCGAGGGCTCGATCCAGGACGACACGATCCAGTTCCGTGGCCGCCACGTCACCGGCGCGGCCAAGGGCTTCACCGAGGCAGTGTACGGCTCCAAGGGCGCCTAGCCCAACCCCGGCGCGCCTGTCCAACTCTTAACTCTCGGTTAATGGTTGGCCGGGCGCGCCACCCCCAAACTTCATAGGAGGTCCGCATGGACTACACCACGCCCGTAGGCCAGACGCGCCTCCTGATCGCCGACCTAGGCGATCCACCGCTCATGTCCGATCCCGTACTCGAGGGCTACCTCAGCCTCCACGACTACGACGGCACCCCGGAAAGCATCACCCGCCCCGGCATCTGGCGGGCCGCCGCCGACGCCTTGGATGCGATCGCGACCAGCGAAGTGCTCACGTCGAAGAAGATCCGCACACAGGACCTTTCCACCGACGGGCCGGCAGTCGCCGCGGAGCTGCGCAAGCAAGCCGCAACCCTCCGCGGCAAGGCCGACCAGGCCGATGCCGAAGCGGACAGCTTCTTCGAAATCATCCCTTTCTGCGGATCCCGTAGCGCCGAGGCCGAGGAATGGCGGCTATGAGCCCCCTCCCCAACGCCATGGTCTTCCCATCGAACTGGGCCGAGCATCACCGCCCCGTCGCCGTGCAAACGATGACGGCCGCGTGCACGATCCGGCGCATTCAGGAGGGCCCGGCCCCGTACCCGCTGCCCGACGGCTGGTCGAATGAGGTCATCGTGTGGACGGGCATGTGCCGCCTGCAGGAACTCAAACGCGAAAACAGCGTAATCCCTGGCGACCAGCCGACCGAGCTCCGCCAATACCTACTGGCCCTGCCTTTCGAGAACCGTGAAGGCGTCCCACTCCCCCAGCTCTACACCGGGGAACGCGGCGACATCGTGGCCACCACCGGCCGCACGTTCAACCTCAAACAATCCATGGCCGGATCCCTGCTCTGGGAAAACGACTTCATCGCCTGGGAAAACCAAACCCAGCAACAGCCCTAGCCGACCGGCGGGGCTTTTCTTCTGCCCCGGAGGTCGTCATGGAATTTGATGCATCCCAGATGTTCCAGCTGGCCGCGGACCTGCAAAAGGTTCCGTCCAAGGCGATCCCGCTCGCATCAAAGGTGGTCCGCAAGACCGCCAAGGACATCGAGGGCACCGCCAAGGTGTTGGCGCCGGTGGATACCGGCAACTTGAAGAGCAGCATAGGCACCCAGGACGTGGGCCCGCTCGAGGCTGAGGTCAGGGCCACCGCAAACTATGCGGTCTACCTCGAGGTGGGGACCAGCCGCATGGCCGCGCAACCGTTCATGGGCCCGGCTGCGGACAAGCACACGCCCGCGTTCTCTGACGCGATGGCTCAAATCATTGGTGGTGCGCTCTAGTGGTTGACCCAAACGTTCTCGCGGATCTTTTGCTGGCCAAGCTGCGGTCCCTGCCGGACATCGGCGCCCGCGTTTATGACGGCATCGTCCCGACGAAGGTTCCAACGGATGCAGGCGGCATCTACATCCGCCCCTACATTGCGTTCTTCGCGGGGCTGGGCGCTGATCTGCCAGCCGAACGCGACCTAACCGGGCTGGTGGACCTCACGGTCGCTGATTGGTCCCCACAGACAACGGTGGTCGGCCCCGACGCACGCACGTGTCGCCTCGCTGCCCAGCAAGTCACCGCAGCGCTCACCAACCTGCGCATCGGTGGCGGCTACCTCATGCCCGACCCTGATGCATTCCGGGTCGCTCGACCCCTCACCGACACCCAGGTCACTCCGGCCCGGGCTTACCTGCCGCTCCCGTGGCGGCTCATCACCAATTAGGAGGCCCACCGTGGCAACCCAGAAACAGGTCACCGAGCCCGCCAAGCCGGTGGACCCTGTGACCGAACCCGCCAAGCCCGACCGCGTCTACGACCCGCGCAAGAAGGTCCGCGTCATGGACGCCAAGACCAAGCAGGTCGTCCGCCGCACCGTCCCCGAGACGTGGCTCGACGGCCGCTTTCCCAACCTCGTAGAAACCCCTTCCCAGAAAGCAGGTAACTGATCATGGTAGCCCTTGGCCCCAAGATGCTGAACACCGCGAACCGCCGCCTTGATTGGGTGCCGACCATCGCAGACCTCAAGAACCCGAAGGCCTCCGAACTGAACGCGGGCGTCAACCTGACCTGCCGCGTCACCGTCGCGAACTACCAGTTCGGTGTCACTGGCACCAACATCGTCACCGACCCGTCCCCATGCGACCGCATCGAGGCCGGCGTCCCGGGCATGGACACCTTCGAAGCGAAGTTCGACATGTTCCGATTCAAGGACACCATCGACGACCTCGCTTGGACGACCTTCACCGAGAAGGGCATCCCCGGCCACCTCGTGGAGCGCATCGGCCAGGTGCTGGAAGGCGAGAACCCTGAGGACATGCCGTACAAGGCGGGCGACGAGGTCGCCATTATGCAGGGCCTGACCTTGTCGCCGGTGCCGATGTCGCCGTCCACTGCGGGCTACGAGAAGTTCACGCAGGGCTTTGCGCCGGGCGCTTTCGAGCCCCGCGCCAAGGTGTCCGCAGGCGTCTAGCCTGCCCACCCCAAGACCCCGTGGCGGGGCGTACGTCAGACTCCGCCCCGCCACGGCACCACCACCACCGAGTCTGACGACCCCCAAAGCAATGGAGTCTGACCATGACTGAAAACCAGAACACCCCCACCAGCGAACTCGACTTCGACGCATGGCTGGCCGGCGGCGAACGCACCACCCACCACGTCACCCTCTTCGCCCGCCTCGACCTCATGGCCGAAATCGAACAGCTCGAAAAGCAGCGGATCCCCTACAAGGCGCCGGACGAAGCAGACGCATCCCTGGGCGGCGACACAGACCCGAACACGGAACTCGACGCAAAGATCGCAGAGTTCGAAGCACAGATCTACGCGTCCAAGCGTGAGTTCCGGGTCTCCGCCATCACCTACAACGAAGAGCAGGAAATCCTGGACCAGATCCGCAAGGACCTCGCCCCGGAGATTGAGGCAGCCGCAGCCGAAGGGCGCCGCGAAGCGAAGATCACCGCGAAGCTCATGGACATCACCGCGCCCGCCGACATCAACCAGTTGGCGCGAACCGGTGCCAACGAGAAAACCAATGCGGTCATCTCCCGAGAACTACGCGTCCGGAAGATCGCGATGGCCGCGAAGACCCGCATCAGCGGTGAGTGGGCATCGATCAACCGGGATCAGGTGGAGCGCATGCTCACCGTCCTTGGTGATGCTCAGATGGGTCTCATTGCTGACGCCGTAATCGCATCCTCCGATGATGTGCCGTTGGTGACCGTCCCAAAATCGTAGAGGCCCTTGCTCGTCCGCGCTGGCGTCACCTGCTGGATTTGGTGGAGACAGCGCGGGCGTGCGTCATTCCCGTGACCGTGCTTTTGGGCGTGCGGGAGCAAGACGGGAAGTACAACGACCGTGACCGGATCATGCAGATCGCGTACACGGGGTACCTGAACAGCCTATGCAAGGGGTGCGGGTTGCCGCACTCAATGGTTCGGGGTGACGAGAACGTGGGTCGCATCGAAATTCGTGATGACGCGATCTGTCATGGGTGTGCCGCTTTTGAGTCTGCTCGAAACGACACCGGACGCACGACGTACCCGGGTCAGATCATGTACTCGGTGGACACCTACGCGGATTAGCTGGCAGGGGTTTCCCGGCGTCGGCCAACACCCACGAGCAAGGTGACGAGTCCGGCGATGGCTACAAGGATCGCGAACCCCTGCAGGCCTGGCGCATCACTATAGCCGCCAACTAGCGCTACAGCGATGCCCATAACGAGCATCGCGAGTCCGGTCATTATCGTGTTGTGGCCGCGCTTGCGCTGCACATTCCCGCTCGTGTTTGTCATTCCGCAAGCATCCCATGTCGGGTGCTGAAAACTGAATATTGGAGGCCATGCGTTGGCAACTCGTGACGTTACAGTACGCATCAAGGCCGAGATCGGTTCGTTCAAGCGTGACATGATGGTCGCCGCTGGCGCCGCACGCAAGGCCGCAGCGGAAACCGAAGCAGCCAGCACGAAGGCCAGCTCCAGCATTGGCAAGCTTGGCCGCGTCGCTGGCATGCACGAAAAGGCGTGGGGGCAGGTCTCCACCGGCCTTGTCGCTGGTGGTGTTGCTGCAGCTGGTGGCGTCGCCTTGGTGACGAAGGCTGCGATCGACTGGGAGTCTGCCTGGACCGGTGTCAAGAAGACCGTTGACGGCACCCCGAAGCAGCTGGCAGAGGTTGAAGGAGGCCTGCGCAACCTTGCGCGCACCCTCCCGTCCACCCACACCGAGATCGCTGCCGTAGCCGAGGCTGCCGGACAGCTGGGCGTCAAGACCGGTGACGTCGTCGGCTTCACGAAGACCATGATTGACCTCGGCGAAACCACGAACCTGACCGCTGAGGAAGCAGCAACAAACATCGCCCAAATTTCCAACGTCATGGGCACCATGAAGCGAGAAGGCACCGAAGGTGTCGAACGGTTCGGCTCCGCACTGGTCGCCCTGGGCAACAACGGCGCATCCACCGAAGCTGAAATCTTGTCCATGGCGCAGCGCATCGCCGGCGCCGGTGCCACCATCAAGGCATCCGAGACCGACGTGCTCGCACTGTCCAGCACGCTCGCGTCCATGGGCATCCGTGCCGAGATGGGCGGCGGCGTGGCGTCCCGCGTCCTGCTCAAGATGCGTTCCGCTGTCGATGAAGGCGGAGACTCACTCGAAACCTTTGCCGAAACCGCTGGCGTAACAGCGGACGAGTTCTCAGCCAAGTTCCGCGAAGACCCGGTAGCTGCCCTAGCACTGGTGTCCAAGGGTATCGATGGTGTGAACCAGTCCGGCGGCAACGTCACCAAGACGCTCAAGGACATGGGCATCAAGGGCACTGAGGAAACTCAGGTCATGTTGGCTCTGGCCAGCTCTGGTGACCTGCTCACGGATTCCTTGAACCTTGGCGCTGAGGCTTGGGGCGAGAACTCTGCCCTGATGAAGGAAGCCGACCAGCGGTACAGCACGACCGAGTCGAAGATCAAGGCCGCTTTCTCCAGCATCCAAGACTCTGCCATCACATTCGGTGGCGTCATGCTGCCCGTAGTCGCTGGTGTCGCTGAGGCTGGCGCAGGGATCGCTACAGCATTCGCGAAGATCCCCGCACCCATCGCCGGGGCCCTGACCGTCTTGACCGGATTCGTTGGTGTCGGCGCGCTCGTCGCTGGCGTCGGAATGAAAATGGTTGGCTCGTTCACGTCCACCATTGGTGGACTTAAGGCCCTTGGTCTCGAGTTCCCGGGGCTGACCGGCAAGATGGAGAAGTTCGGGAACGCTGCGCCCGGTGTCGCGAAGAAGTTCGCGAAGTTCGCCGGCGCCGCTGTAGCCATCGGTGCCGTCACTGTGGCCATTGCAAAGCTGGCCGAAGCCTCCTACATGTCCAAGATCGACGAGGGCATGGGCCGCGTCGACCTGGCTATGGCGAAGATCATCAACAATGCACCGGATGCAACGGATGCGCTCGATGACCTGTTCAAGAACAAGGATGGTGCCGGGCTAACCGACGACATCGACAGCCTAGGAACAGCCATCGATCGGACATTCAACAAGACCTCCGGACAGAAGTTCAACGACTGGGGCGAAGGTGCGGTCACTTTCTTCACTGGCATCAAGGGCTCCCTCGCGATGACCCAAGACGCTTTCGGGCGCATCGACCAGTCCCTCGCTGACCTTGTCGGATCCGGGAACGTTGAAGGTGCCAAGACCGCGTTTGATGGGATCGCGGCTAAGTTCGTGGAGCAGGGCCGCACGGTCGAAGAGGCCAAGGCCATGTTCCCCGGCTATGCTGACGCGCTCAGTGGTGTTGCTGCTGAGGCAGCCAACGCTGGCGGCGGGCTCGAAGCCCTCGGCGCTGGTGCTTCGGGTGCCTTTGCCCCGTCCAAGGAAATGGCCGAAGCCCTCGCTGACATTGGCGTGGCCGCGGACGGTTCCGTTGCAAGCTTGGGTGCTTTCACCGACTACCTGTTCAACTCTGGCCTCGCCATGATGTCGTCCAAGGATGCCGCGTTCCAGTGGGCCAAGGGCCTGCGGGACATGGACGGTGAAATCAAGAAGATCACGGACTCGCAAGGCAAGATGGGAGCCGTACTCAACAAGGGCAAGACCGACTTCAACAAGAATACCGACGCCGGCTACGAGGGCCTGCAGCTCTTCCAAGGCAAACTGCAAGAAGGCATCGCAGTCGCCCAAACGTACGCAGCCGACACCTCCAAGTCACAGAAGGATGTGGTCGCCCAGTACCAGGCCACCTACGATGCGGGCATCAAGTCCGCTGAAGGCTTCGGGATCATGGGCGAGAAAGCCGACGCGCTGGTCCGCAAGGCACTGGACATTCCCAAGGATGTCACCATTGCCGCGTGGGTCGACGACCAGGCAACAGCCGCCGCCGAGCGGATCACCGGGCAGCTCCTGCAGATGCCCAAGGACCTGAAAATTAAGGCCTTGGTTACTGACGATGGCACCGCGAAGCTCACTAAGGAGCAGATCGCTGCCATCAAGGGCCAGACCGTCGGCATCGAAGTCACTGACGAGGGAACCGTCCTCACCACGCAAGGCAAGATCGACGGCGTCACCGATGGGGACGCAAAGATCCTTGTGCGCGACGACGGCACAATCAGCATCATTCAAGGCGGCATCAACAACGTCAAGGATGGAGCGGCCAACGTCAACGTGACCGAGTCGGGGCTCTCCTGGGTGCAGCAGGCTATCAACAGCGTCAAGGATGGCTACGCGCAGATCCACATCAAGTCCGTCTACTCAGGCGACCGGCCACCAGCTTTGCCGGGCGGCCGGGGTGGGCCAACTCGTGGCGGTTACACTGGCGGGCTTGTTGGTCAGTTGATCAACGGGCTTGCCGGCGGCGGGTTGGTGCCTGGCCAGGTCCCGTTGAACTCGCAGGGTGACAACGTGCTGGCGACAGTTGGCGGGAAACCGTTCGGGTTGCGCTCGGGTGAGATGGTCGTCAACGAGAAAGCCACTAGCGAGAACTACCCTCTGCTCAAGGCGATCAACGATGGTGCGACTGTGCGCCTGGATGGCCTTGCCGACGGTGGTCGTGTTGGTGCTGCTGAGAAGAAGGTCACGAGCACGAAGCGTGCTTACGATCGCATCTCGGGCGACAAAGCCAATCGTCTCCGTAAGCTGGCAGCAAAGGACCAGTACGATGCGGCGAAGGCTGAGCTTGCTGCGGTCAAGAAGTCTTCAAAGGCTTCCACTGATGCGGCGAAGAAGGACGCCGAGGCACGGCAGCGTCTTGCCGAGTCACGCCGGGATCTGCGCACCGACCTGCGCCGTGGAAACATCACGGACGCGTTCACCAGTGGTTCGGGGCTGGGGCAGGTTGACAGGCTCTGGGATGCGTCACGAAACAAGGACTACTCGATGGGCAAGCGTCGCGGTCTAGCCCGTGATGCGAATGCCCTAGAGAAGTCACTCACACGGCTGACGAAGTATTCCGACGAGCTCACCACAGCTCTGGACAACGCAAAGTCGAAGGCCGACGAGCTGCGCTCTGTGCGCGATTCGGTGGCAGGCGGGCTACGTGGTGAGTTCAGCTTGTCGGGGATGCTGTCGAACACCAAGCAGGACCTTGGGTCGAACCCGTTCACCGCGAAGAGCATTTCTGTGTCCGCCAACAAAATGGCTAAACGGATTGAAAACTTCGCATGGCGGTTGAAGCTGCTCCGAAAAATGGGGTACGGGGAGGCGATCATCCAGGAGGTTGCTGGTCTAGGCGTTGACGAGGGGTTGCAAGTTGCGTCGGTTCTGTTGTCTGCATCGGGCAAGGAGAAGCAGAACATCAATGGCGCGTACAAGCGATTGGATAGCGCATCTGGCAAGGCCGGGCAGTACGTCACTGAATCCATGTACAAGGGTGGCCTAGACGCTGCTGATGGGCTGGTGCGCGGCCTTGAGTCCAAGACGAAGGGCGTCGAGTCGGCGTTCTACAAGCTGGGCAAGAACGCTGAGAAGGCTTTCAAGCGCTCGCTCGGCATCAAGTCACCTTCGCGGGTGATGTTCGGTGCTGGCGTGAACGTGGGCGAGGGTGCCGAGCTGGGCATCCTGTCCAAGGTCGGCGACGTGCAGGGTGCCATGGGCATGCTTGCCGAGGCTCCCGCGTTCTCGGTGCCGCCATCGGCTGAGGTCGCACGGTACGCCGCACAGCCCGCACATGGTGGCGGCGTGGACACCCAGGCCATCGCCAATGCGGTGGCCGGAGCCATTGCCAGCTACCAGCCCATCGTCAGCATCGACGGCCGGAAGTTCTACGGCGTGATGCAGGCAGCTAACCAGCAGGCGCGTAGGCGCTAACTAACCGCGTGGCGGGCCATTCGTGGCCCGCCACACTCATGCCCTAGGAGGCTTCATTGTCGATTTACTTGGGCCAACTCGGGCGTATGGTCGAACTCAAGTGCCCGGCCTCGCAGCGGTCAACTTCGGAGGACCGATACACGTTCACGACCACGATTGAAGGACGCCGCAAGGCTCAGGCTCGCCCAACTTCCCGCAGGGTATGGGATTTACAGACCTCCGACGCTGCGACCCCTGAGCAGGTAGCCGCCATCATGGCGTTCGTGCAAGGCGCGTGGGGGCCGGGGCCATTCATTTTTGTGTCGGCAGAAGCCCAGTACACGAACATGCTAGTGCCTTCGGCATCCCTGTGCGCCCCGGAGGACCAATGGCAGACGGACGTGGTCATGGCTGGCCCCGTAATGCTCCCGGACGGGCGCATGGTGCCTTCTGCCTACGCTTCGGCCGCGCCCACGACGTACCTTTTCGGGCGCGGCATCTACCCCGTGCCGCCCACCGGCGGCCCCGTCACCGCCTCGGTCGTCGTCCAAGGCGACACCGCCCGCGCACGGCTCAATTGGTACGACGCCCAAAAGGCATACCTCGGATCCACGACGAGCACCACGGCTGGGACTGCCGGCGGGCTGACGGTGTCCCGGGTGACGGGGATCCCGCCAGCCGGTGCCGTCGGCGTAGGTGTGGGCGCGTTCACTGCCCTGCTGTGCACGGCCCCGACATTGGTTTGGGGTGACAGTCCCGCGCCATGGACGACTGGCCGCGGGTGCCTGGAAGCCGTTCCACACGCGCCTTCAAGTGACCTTGTGCTCACCGGCCCCGGCCGAACGTATTCCAACCTGAGCTTCACCGTTACGGAGCTCGGCTGAACATGGAGGTGGACCTGCCGTGAGTGTCAAGAGTTTCACTGCGCGTGTGAGCGTGAATGGAACCATCCGAGCACACGAATCATGGTCCGATGACCGTGAAATCAGTGGCGACTTACCGGCGCAGGTCGTGGCCGGATCCGGGATAACCCAAGCAACCGGATCGATTGTCTGGGCATCTGGCGAAAATGTTTCCGACGGGTCGGAAACCCCGTGGAACATGAAGGGCTCATGGCGTCCGCGTCGTGGCGATTCCGTGGTAATCACAGAATCAGACGGAACCCAAGACTGGGTAGTGTTCACGGGCGTCATCGACAAGACCACGGGTTCCGTGGGCGGCCAAATGCGATCCACAATCATCGATGCATACGACCGCTTCTCCGCCCCGGTATCCCATGAACCGCTGCTGAACGTGATGCCGCCGGCGTCGGGTGGCGGGGACTTTCGAGGCACCGGGCTGACCCACACCTATTTCGTAGATGTGGCATTCCGGGCAGCCGGATTCTTCGTGACGCCAAAACAGGAACCCAACTGCCTGCTCCACGTTCCCGCGCAGGGGACCATTTGGCCCCACCGGGGGCGGTGCGTGACCGCGGGCGTACGTTCGGGATCGGCTTCGTACCCAACGAACTCATACGCATCATGGGGGTTTGCGGTTTCGAACGCGCAAGCAACGTATCTGCCTGAAGGCGCGACTATAACCGCAAATGACAATATCCAAATGACCATGGTCGTAGGGGCAGAGCACGCAGGATTCGCATACCTTCGAGTCGGGTACGAGGGGACCTGGGTGCAGCTGGCCGTCAACGTGGACCGCAAGGCGTCCATCATGCTGGGTGAAACCATTGTCGCTTCCGTGCAGCTCCCACCGGGGGATGACGTGGTGCAAGTCCTCATTAAAGGCTATACCTTCAAACTGCGCTCACGATCCGGAGGGGAAGCGACAGGAGTGGTGGCATTCGGCGGCCAGTCCATCATTACGACGATCACCCTCGGCGCGGACCCGGATGCACGAGTTGCAGGGATGCAGGTAAGCAACCCTACGACCAGCTTTGATGAATTCCGGTCCGTTGGGTTCCAGCCAAATGCACACATCAACGTTTCGAACGTGTCGCTCATGGGAATCCTGCGTGCCTCGCCCGCAATCGCTGGCCAAACGGCGGCGGCGCTGCTCGATGAGATCAGTAGCGCTACCTTGAGTTGCCTATGGATCGATGAGACTGGAAAGGCACAATGGTGGCCGGCAGCCGCGATTCGGAGCAGGAACGCGAACCGGACCATTACAACCGCCGATGACATCCTTGAACTGAACTGGGAGGAGGATCTTCTCAGCTCAGCTGCACGCGTCAGCATCAAGTACAAGAAGCATGCGGTGAAGCTGTCTAAGTGGCCCGCCGTGCGCGTGTGGCAAGGGTCGGCGAACCAGCTGGAATCCGGTGACGTAACCGAAGACTTCGCAGAACCTGGGGCAGATGAAGCATGGGTTGGCGTAGCGGAAACGCCCACCAGACTGGGAGGTTCCAACTGGGATGCGTATAACAAGCTGCGTGGCTCGTTCGTTGGGGTGTACTACTCCGCGGATGGGCAAACGTCATCGGCTGCGGGGCTCGTCACTGACATTACGATGTCCAAGCTTGGGCCGAACAAGTACTTGATAAGGCACACTGCCGGAACTTACCCGGCCGACGTCGTGGCAAACCAATCTACCTCTCCCATCCATACGCTCCTGTGGGATAACCGCAAGGGCAAGCCCCTGCCGGATATCGGAGCGCATGCGCAGGTCAAGTGGACCGACCAAACGTATTCGCCATCTCAAGTAGGGGGTGCAGGCCCTGAGCTCGTTCACGAAACCGGCGTATGGGTTCCAGAGTCAACAGTCCCCAATGTATTCGACTATCTGGCAGGGCAGACCGCCACACCGCAACCCGTAATTACCGGTATGGGCATCGAACCCAACCTGCGACTGATGTTGGGCGACATGATCAACATTCGTTCAACACGGTATCTGGGCATTGAGCTGAAGGCGTTGATTGTGGGCATGGGCCGATCCCATGACTCGTCAGGCTTTTCGCAGTCCCTTGATGTGCGGGTCGTGGAAGCCGTCAAGCTCACGGAAACGTATGCGGAATTCAGCGCAAATATGAGCGGCAGTCAGGTCACCTATGCCGAATGGCAGCAACAGGGCCCGGTGCCACCCCTTTCTTACACGCAATTCAACACCCCCTAGCAGTGTCCCCGCACGAACGCCACAAGCCAATGTCACGGCTTGTGGCGTTCGTGCGTCCGGAACCCTTTTGAAAGGCGGTCCAGCAATGGCCACCACCGTCCCACATTCCATTCACTACCCCCAGGCCGCAGACCTCATCAAGGACCCGAACTCCACAGCAAAGCTCGCGGTTGACCTCATGCGCATTGCAGTCAGCACAAATTCGGCAATAAGCAACTCTGAGGGGCGGTCCCGAGAGCATGCAAACACGCTTGACTCAGCAAGTCGCAACGCTTGGGGATCCGCAGACTCTGCAATCTTGCGGCAGGCGCTTGAATACACCGACAACGCCTTCAGCGCATCCGGCCCCGGAGGTGCCACCGATGCCCAGCTAGACGCCGCCGTTGACCGCGCCGTGCAACAGGGACGCGTTGCCGATGCCGCACGGCTCCCCAGCAAAGGGCGCACCGCAGTGGGTCGAGGCGACTTCGGAGTGGTCGCAGAGGACCACGGGGCCGTGGGCGACGGCGTGTTCAATGATTGGTATGGGATCAGTGCTGCTCTCCGTGCCGCGAATGGCAACGATGTCATCCTGAAAGGGGGCACCGTTTACAAGATGAGCGGAACCCTGGTTGTGCCGGACGGGCAGGACTCAGTGTCGATCCGAGCAGTCGGATCCAAACCAGCAGTCCTGGATCTCGGATCCGATGGACAGTCGTATCCGGCCATTCGCTTCGACGCCGGCGAGCCTGTGACGGTCAAGACACTCACTGTAAGCACTGGAATTAACTCCCGCGGCTGGATGGTCAACAGCACCACTGGAATCCAGAAGGGAATGCTATGTGAGGTAGTATCCAGCGCTCCTTGGTACCACGATCCGCGCCCAGAGTCGGCCCCACTCGATGCCCGAAAGTCCGAACTGCATCGCGTTCAGGACACATTCGACGGCCGCGTCTGGATGGATGACCCCGCCAATGACGGATACGACTTGACCAAAGAGACCATCGAACTACGTTTTTACAAGCCGATCCGTGTACGACTTGAGAACATCACTGTGAGAGGAACCCTGCCAGCGGTCGGGGAGGAAACAAAAGCTGTCGAAGGCATCGTGGTACAAGGGGCTGACCAGCCGCTTCTGATCGATGTGAACGCGGAGAACTGCGCCCGCACCGGCATTGCAGTTTCCCGATCATGGGCGCCACGCGTGCTGGGCGGCTACACCCGCAAGGCGAACAACTTCTACAACGGGTACGGCGTTTCCATTCGAGGCTGCGCTCATGGCCTTGTAGACGGGCGGCACACCCACGAATCAAACAAGGGCGTTGATGTCACCGGCTTCAACTGCATCAGCCGCCACACCATTGTCCAGAACTGCAAGACGTTCGGCGGAGGAAGAAACTCCCGTGGCGAGCACTACGGCTGGAATCCAGACGGCTCGTTTGGCACACAGCAGTCAGGCTACGGAAACCATGGGGCAGCAGACAACACCACCTACCGATTCAACACGGTCATTGATGTGTGGTCTCCCTTCGGCATTCGGGGACGGAACACGTACATTCACGACAATCTGGTCATGGGCAGAACGAGTGGCGGCGTGGTCCGCGCATACCTTGGCACGAACCTGTACGTAACGAATAACCGAATCATCGCCGGGTACTGGTCGTTGAAACCCTCGGGCAATTTTGGCGGACCAAATATCGACGGCATGCGAGCCGACACGATCGTTACCGTGTACGACACCTGGCAATCAAACCCACCGTCCGGAATTCGGCGTGGGCAGCTGGTGGTAACAGGAAATGAAGCAGAACTCAGGACGGCAATCGTGCGCATGCACATGTTGCACCGCGGGGAAATGTATATCGCCAACAACCGCGGAATGTTCATGGACACCAACCTTCCACGCACCTGTTACGTGCTAGACAACAGCTCAGGCTCGGTCCCAACCACGGGCGAAGCTTCCGCCTGGACATTGGGCCCGAACGATTTCAGGTCACCCGGCAACACCGTCACTGTACAACGCTCGAACACCAGCGTTGCCGGGGCGAAAGTTCTGGACTACGGCGTAGCCACCTAACTAGATTCAACGGTGAGGGAATGCAGGGTAATAGACGTATCAGTTTTCTTCCATTTCCTCACCGTTACAGCGCTCAGAAATACCCCCTGGGGGAGGCTGAACTCGGCCTTGGTTCTGTTCTGCCCCGGTCGTGTATTCAGGTAACGGAACCATCCAATGGTTGGGTTGCCGGATAACGTAACTCCCTGTTCCGCCATATGGGCAGCTACCCTTTCAACGGGAACAGGCTTTCCAGACGCGTCAACGAGGCTGAAGCTTAACAGAGAGTTCTTCTCCACTGCTGACATGTCGCAAACCATCTTGACCGTTATGGAAAGATCCCCTGAGACAGGTTGGCACGTGAAATTTTCTACAGTGCTTTTCATTTCAACCCTGCGCTCAATCAGCTGTTCATGAGTGGACCGGGCATCTTCAGCAGCGGTCAATTTTCCCTTCAGTATTGGGAAGTACTTCTCAAACTGATCCGAACCATCGATGGGCGGGTTGGCGTTGATGTGATTCCGGATACTTGTCAGGATTCCTTCACGGTTCGTTGAGGCGAGCCCCAGAGAGGTATCCTGCTCTACCTGCCGGGTCCACACATAACCAAGCCCCGACGAATCCATGATGACTGGGAAATGGCGGTCAGACAGGTTATGAGCAATGTTTCTCTCCGGGCGCACCAAGCCATCTGGCGTGAACCTTTGGATGCTCATGAAGCCGATGGCTAGCATTGGATGGTAACAGCGTCGAGCGTTGACAAACTTTCCCTCCGAATAGATCGCCGTGATGCCTGTACCAAGCGACACCTGCATGCCCACGAATGGTTCCTTGATGTACTTTTCGTGGCGGTCAAAGTAGTCAGCCGGTAATAGGTCATCGTCATCCAGCCGGTACACGCCAAAAGGCTGGTAAGGGTCAGCCGAGAATTTTGAGAATAGCGCTTCTCGGGCAACACTTTCAGTGGTGGCAGCGGCGGAACTTGGGAACATCTTGTCGAGGACCAGGAAGTCATGTTTATCGGCCGCTTCGATAAGCCTTGTCTCGTACTTCGTAGGCAGATGGTGCGAATAGGAGATGAGATGAATTACTGCGTGGTTCTTTGCGGCCTCAGCCAGCTGCGGGAGAGAGAGGCCAAAGAAAATGTCGGCTCGACTGGCCAATCTCTCGTCTGAGAACAGGTAGTTGCGGTAGTCCTGTTCGGATTTAAAGCGAGTGCCATTAGTGGCTTTCCAAGCTCCGGACTGCGGCTGGTAAACACTGAATCGCGTGTGCCCGATAAAAAGCAATTTTCCATCCTATTTTAGAGATTTTCAGCCCAACTTTAGTCTCATGAAAGGATAACAAACTAATCCAATGCAGTGATGGTTAGTTTCGGAACGTACATGTAGGTAGGACGATACTGGGTGCGGTGAGACTGAAGACGCTGACTCATAGGGGTTCCCGACGCCTCTCTCCGTGATGGTTCTGCATCTGGAGCGCCGTAAGGTGGTCCTATGCCGAATATTTTTCTCTATGGCGGATGCGTAATCCGTGACTCGTACAAAACCGTTCAGGAACACGTCGGGCTGTCTGGATACGTCGCGAGACAATCTCTGATTAGCGCTATCAATCCTCCGGCCAAACTTCGAGAAGTAACCCTAGAATCTCCGTTTCAATCGCGCATGCTCAACGGTGATATTAGCTCCACCCTCCTGCACACGCTGCGGAGGGCGGCTTCGATAACAGACCTGTTCGTGATGGACTGTCACGTGGAGCGAGGTGGTGTATACCGACTTCGGGACGGTGCATTCCTCACCCCCTCTGCGGAACTAAAAATGTCGGGATTGCTCCGGGAGATATCTGGCCATGTTCATGTACCCCTCGGAACCGAGCGTCATACGAGGTTCTGGGAGAACGCCGCCAAGCGCTTTGTGAAGCGATTAGAGGAATACGGCCTCAAGGATAAGGCTCTCGTCATCGATGCGCCATGGGCCGAAGAAGACGAAGGCGGCGTCCCATTTGGCGAGCGTCACGGCATGCCGATCCGCGAGGTTAGTGCCAGCATTAGTCATCTGACAGGCATCCTGTCCGGTCTTGGCGTGAGGGTCGAACGAATGCCTAAGAAAGTGGCAACCGCGCCGGTTGAGCATGAATGGGGTAGCGGCCCGTACCACTTTGGTCCAGCGGCCATGGGCTGGGCATCAGATGTGATTCTTGATGCTCTCGAATCTCAGAACTAAGAAGTTCAAATAAGGCCCTCACCAAAAGGTGGGGGCCTTCGTCGTACCCGAAAGGCACCTCATGTTCGGCAGTAAAAAGAAATGCTCAGAAACGCTCTCTGCCATACGCACGAACGGTAAAAATCCAGTCTGCATAAAACCGCGCAACCATGAAGGCGAACACGACTCGGGAACGGTCGCGTGGCTCGAATCGTCACCCGGCCACTATGACTACATCAACGCCCGCTAGTCGGGCCTCCCGAAAGGCAACCATGCCAAACCCCAAGGCGGTGACCGATGGATGAGATTCCCGCGCTGGTGGGATTGGCATCGCCGGTAGCAACAGCGCTGGCGATGCTGTACCTGATCTTCACCGGCAAGCTGGTCACCCTCGCCCAGCACAACACCATCGTGCGGCTCATGGAGGCTCGGAACGCCGATGCTCTCAAGGACCGTGACGCGTGGAGGTCGACGTCCGACCGCAAAGGCGAAACCATCGCCGTCCTAACCAATTCGAACCATGAGCTGATGGAGTCGGCGAAGTTCTCCAACCACGTGATGACCGCCCTCCAAGAGAGGGCTGGTGAGTGATCATGTTCTTCCGTCACCGGAAGCCCGTCGCGCCCGAATTGCCGCCCATCGACACGGGCCCGGTGGAGCATGCGCTCACGGAATCCGATGCCGAGCTTCGGGCAGCAAAACGGCAAGCCTTCGAGGTCGCTGTCACGGTGAACTCCTCACGACAGACCCGACTCCGCAACCATTTCGCGCCCGCATTCGAGGCGCAGTTTCGACCGAAAGGAACCGGGTGAAAGCAATCTACCTCGGATACATCGCCGCATCCGTTTATGCGTGCCTGCCGTTCATCAACTGGGCCGTGAATCCCGACTGGCATAAGTCCAGTACGGGGCGGGCCATGATGATGCTCCTGGCATCCACGGCGGCCGCGTTCCTGATGATCGCTACGTCCGGGATGTTCGGTGCGTACCCGGGCCGGGAAGTCGTCCGGTACATCGTCTACGGTGCGGTCCTTGTGGCTGGGGTCCGGCTGGCGGTCCTGTTCTTCCAGCTCAAGATCGGCCCCCACGGCGACTGACCAGCACCACACATTCAAGGCTCACCAACTGGTGGGCCTTTCCCTTTGCCCGAAAGGCAGGCCCGCATGTCTTATTTCCTCGCCCCGTCCCTGCGCACGTTGCGCGACCAGATCAACAGCCGATGGCCCAACCGCGATAAGGGTTCTGACGGCTGGATCGGGGACCCGTCACACCAGGCCCGACCGTCTGACCACAATCCGGACTGGCCAGACGGGATCGTGCGCGCCCTCGACGTGGACAAGGACGGCATTGACGTTGAGGTGCTGCTCAAGGCCGTCATTGGTGAGCGCCGCGTCGCCTACGTCATCTGGAATCGCCGCATCTGGACCCACGCGAAGGGCTGGCAGCCGTACAGCGGCCCGAACGGCCACACCGCGCACGTGCACATCTCCATTCGCCACACCACGGCCGCCGCTGCTGGTGGTGCATGGAAGCTCGGCGCAGGTGCGGTCGGCCCAGTTGCAACCCCGAGCACGCCTGCCCAGCCGAAGCCGTCCGCGGGTAGTGGGTCGGTCGTGGATTGGCTCGCCTCCAAGGGCCGGGATTCGTCCTACGCTGCACGCGCCCGGCTGGCTGCCCAGTGCGGCATCAAGGGGTACTCGGGCACCGCAGCGCAGAACACCGCGCTGCTGGCCAAGCTCAAGGCCGGAGCGTCCGCCCCCGCCGTGAAGCCTAAGCCCGCACCGGCCAAGCCGAAGCCCGCGGCAAGGTCCATCGCACAGATGGCCGCGGAGGTCCGCGCCGGCAAGCACGGCAACGGCCACGACGTGCGCCGCAAGTCCCTCGGGATCAGCGCCGCCGAGTATGCCAAGGTCCGCGCCGCCGTGAACGGCACGAGCAAGAGCATCGCCCAGATGGCCACCGAAGTCATCCAGGGCATGCACGGCAACGGGCACGTGGCCCGGCAGAAGTCCCTCGGCGTGGACAACGCGACCTATGCCAAGGTCCGCGCCGCAGTCAACAAACGAGCATAAGGAGCACCCATGGCAAAGCACATCGCAACAGGAACACCCACGCAAGTAGCCCACCCCGCCCGGGCGGCGCTCCGCACCGGCGTCGCCTACTTCGGTGCCGCCGTCCTGTTCCTGGCCGCGGCGATCCCGCTGCTGCAGGAGTACCTCGGCGACTACCTGCCGGAATCATGGGTCGCATGGCTCACCGGCGCCGTCGCATTCCTCGTGGCCCTATCCACGCTGATCACCCGACTCATGGCGCTGGCCAAGGCGCAGGACTTCCTCGCGAAGATCGGCCTCGGCACCGGCGTGGAGCAGGAGCCGGAGCCCATCGCCGGTGAGTTCATCGCTGACGGCCCGTACGAGGGCTTTCCCGTGGCTGACGCACACGAGCCGACGAGGTCACCGGACCGCGACCAACAGTAAACACGAGCGCCCCACCCATTCCCGGGTGGGGCGCTATTCGTGGTTAAGATGGGGTCGTGTCCTACTACCCCGACTTCATCCCCGCCCCTGGCACCTGCCAGCGCTACCCCTACGGTCGCCAACCATACGTCCGGATCACGCTGCCCGACGGGTCTATCGTCGACGGGAAGGCCAGCGCATGGCAGGGTGACAAGTTCCTCGCCGTTTGGTTCGACGAGGCCCGAAACTCCCACGACCTGTGGATGGACACCAAGCACGCCGTGCGGATCCCGTATCGGGAATCTCGGTGGCATGACTCCCCCAGCGCCGAAGACATCCCGTGGAGGATCGAACAAGGCGAACTCTAAGCACTCATGGTGTGACAACAACATTCACCGGCGCGATGATCATCTTGATCAGCGCGACGAACCCGGTGCCAAGGGGCTTCAGTGCCTTGCCCACGTCGGGGGCCATCAGGCCGATCGCGGCACCGGCGACCACGGCAATGATCACCATGATGTAGAGCCAGTGGGTGCGGTCCTTCTTGACGGGTGCTTCCTGGTTCTCGATCGGGTCCCGGTCCAGGACTCCTGTCGATGTTGGCGTCGTTGCCAT